TATCCGGCTCCGGCTCCCCCTCCTGTCCCCCCGCCTCCGGGTATGCAATCTCACATTAGGCTACCTTCTTGCGGTCAATGTCATAGGTGAATTTTGAAATGGCATGGTTAACGCAAGTTGAAACGAAGAATGAAAAGGAACTTAAACGCAAGTTTGCTGAAGAACTCTTGCGTAATCCGAATGACCCCTACGGCGCGGCCTATCGTCTGTTCGGAACGGATACTATTCGGGCGCTACAAGTTTCGCAAGCTTGGGTTATTGACCCCTACGTATTAGAGGTTCAGGCCGAACTACTAAAGGAATTTGGGGAAGATGAATACCTTCCGTCAAAGGCGATACTGGCCCGTCGTGTTTTTGACTTGGCGGACAGGCCTAATACGGACGTTAAGGACAGGTTGGCGGCTTATAAGCTTTACGCCGAAATCCGTTCGTTCATTGCAAAACCGGAAACGAATATCCAGAATATCCAGAACAACACTAACTTACGGGTCATGGTGGTTAAGGATTTCGGGAACGACGGAGAATGGGAGACGAAGGCAAGGAAGCATCAAACGAAGCTAATAGAACACTCAAGGGATTGAATAACGTATGCACGGGACTAACGCCAAGTTGAAGCCGGGGCCGGTTCCTGTTTGGGTTCCGATACCTAATTCCAGTCAAGAGTTAGCTATTGATAGCCGTGCCCATATTACGTTGTATACGGGCGCTAGAGGCCCCGGGAAAACTGATACCCAACTCATGAAGTTTCGAAAGCGGGTAGGTATGGGCTATGGCCCGTTCTGGCGCGGGGTTATCTTTGACCGGGAATACAAGAACCTTGACGATTTGGTGAATAAGTCCCGTCGTTGGTTCAACGCATTTGGGGACGGCGCTAGGTTCCTGTCGTCGGCGCAAGACTACAAATGGACTTGGCCAACGGGCGAAGAACTTTTGTTTAGGGCTATTAAGAAACTTGACGATTACTGGAATTATCACGGGCAAGAATTCCCCTTCATAGGTTGGAATGAAGTATGTAAGTATCCTACCCTTGAACTGTTTGACCGAATGATGACTTGCAACCGTTCGTCATTCGTACCTGAAAAGGATAACCCAAACCTACCGCCTATCCCTCTTGAAATCTTCGCTACAACTAATCCCTACGGGGCTGGACATTCCGTAGTAAAGCGGCGGTTCATAGACCCGGCTCCGTATGGGCAAGTCATTAAACGAACCATTGACGTATTCAATCCCCGCACACAAAAGCGGGAGCCTGTCACCAAAACGCAAGTTACTATCTTCGGTTCGTATAAAGAGAACATATACCTTTCCCCTGAATACATTGCCGAACTAGAAAGTATTATGGACGAAAACCTTCGTAAAGCTTGGTTGTGGGGGGATTGGGATATAGTCGCGGGCGGCGCTCTATCGGACCTATGGCGGAAGAATGTTCACGTAATCCCGCGAAGTAAGATACCGGCGGGCTGGAGTATAGACCGGGGATTAGATTGGGGTTCAACGCAACCATTCGCTGTCCTATGGTTTGCTGAAGCTAATGGCGAAGAAATGACCCTAAGTGATGGGTCTATATTCGCCCCGGCTCCCGGCTCAATTATCGTATTTCATGAATGGTATGGGTCCAAGGATATCGGGACGAACTTAGGATTAAGGTTATCGGCGGCGGATATAGCGGACGGAATTATAGACCGGGAATTAACGTTACTCAAAGACGAATGGATTGTAACCCGTCCATGGCCCGGCCCGGCGGACAACTCTATTCGAGACGTTCGGGAGGCTGACGTTGATACGCTCGAAAAGAAAATGGGGGATAAGGGCGTACACTGGCAACAATCAGACAAGTCCCCCGGCTCCCGTAAGATAGGCTTACAATTGATCCGGGAACGGCTGGAGGCTGGAATAAGGCGGGAGGGGGCGGGGCTTTATTTCATGTCGAATTGTATAGCGTCTATTTCAACGTTGCCAGCGTTGCCCCGTGACGAAGATAAAATAGACGACGTAGACACTGAAAGCGAAGATCATTGTTACGACGTAGTAAGGTATCGGGTATTAAAGGGAAGCAATCGCGCGGCTCGAAACCTAAAGCTGGTCTTTCCAACGTAAGGGTTAAACCAAATGCCCGTGAATACAGAACACGACGATTTGCGCGAAGTCAAGAAACAATGGGACGTAATCCGGGATTGCGTAGCGGGGGAAATAACTGTAAAGAAACGGCGGAATAAGTATTTGCCGATACCGAACCCGTTGGACGTGACGGAGGAAAACAAACTCCGATACGAAGCTTATATTATGCGGGCTGTCTTTTACAACGTTGTTAAGCGAACCCTTGGCGGACTAGTTGGCCAAATCTATTCACGGGAACCAATCATCGAAGTCCCCCCGGAACTGGAGCCATTAAAGGACGATGCGACGGGGCTAGGCGTCAACCTTACCCAACTATCTAAATTCGGGGCGGGCTATACTGTGGGGTACGGGCGCTCCGGGCTGTTCGTAGATTTCCCGGAGACAGGGGGAACGGTTACCCGGGCTGAACTTCAGAACGGAGATATGAAGGCGGGGTTTACGATCTTTGACCCAAAGGATATTATCAACTGGCGAACGTCTCCAAAGGGCGGACGTAGTATTCTATCCATGGTCGTAATCAAAGAAAATAAAGTTATTTCGGATGACGGTTTCGTACAAACTAAAAGGCCTGAATACAGGGTCTTAAGGTTGACGAACGGCGTATACACGGCGGAACGTTGGAGGGAGGCGGGGCGCTATCAAGAAATAACCCCCACACAAGCGAACGGGCAACCATTCAATGAAATTCCGTTTACGTTCATTGGACCCGAAAACAATGATCCGGATGTTGACGAACCTCCGTTGTATGATTTGGCGGCGCTTAATATTGCTCATTATCGCAATTCGGCTGATTATGAAGAAAGTTGTTATATTACTGGACAGCCTACGGCGTGGTTCAGCGGATTGACCCAACAATGGGTAGATGAAATATTCAAGGGTAAGGTTCAAATGGGGGCTAGGGCGGCTATCCCGTTGCCTATGGGGGCGCTAGCCGGAATGATCCAGCCCAACCCGAACACGTTGCCATTTGAGGCCATGAAGCACAAGGAACGGCAAATGGTGGCCTTGGGTGCCAAGCTGGTAGAACCGCAAGCCGTACAGCGAACGGCGACGGAGGCTAGCATAGACCAAAGCTATGAAACGTCTACGTTGTCGGCGTCGGCGGATAACGTATCGGACGCCTTTACCCAAGGGCTACGTTGGGCGGCGCAATTCGAAGGCGTATCCCCTGAAGCTATGAACGCTATCAAATTCGAATTGAATACCGAATTTGATTTGATTAAGCTATCGTCCAACGAACGTTCGGCGCTTATTCAGGAATGGCAAGCGCAAGCCCTTAGCTTTGGCGAAATGCGGGCGAACCTCCGGCGGGCTGGAATTGCTACTATGCCTGACGACGAAGCTTTGAAAGTTATTCGGGACGAACAAGAAAAGTTGGGGCTAGGGGACGTAACCTTAGACGAACCCGGTAGCGAACCTCCGGCGGCGTAAATGGCGTCTTTATACGACATGATGCTAAGACACTCCCTCTATCTGGAGGGGGCGAAGAAAGGTACAGCGGACGAATTTTCTTCGTCTGTTGTATCGGACCTTGACGCTGTAGTTAAACGGGCGTTTCAGAATATTAACGTTGACAACTTCGGAGAATTTACCAAAGCGGATTTTAATAGGTTTGTGGCAGATATCCGGCTCCGGACAAACGACGTTCATAACAAGAATACTAAAGAACTAATGAACGATACTAAGAAGCTGTCCCGGGTTGAAACTACCTTATTCCAAGGAATGTTTCGGGAGGATACCGGAGACAGGTTAGCTACCCCCTCGAATGTGTGGGGTAGCGTGAAGAATTCCAATATTCCAGCTACCGGGCAAACCTTTCAAAAGTCTGCCAATACATTTCGGAATTCGTCTGTCGGGAATATCGAACGTCTTTTAAGGAATGGCTACGCTGATAAATTGGATACGACGGACGTATTCAAAAGTATTCGAGGGGTTAAATCATTAGGATATAAGGACGGAGTATTTGGAAAGATTAGCGGTTGGGGCCGAACGTTGGCTAGTACCCTAATGTCGCATACTAGTTCTTCGGTAAAGGATAAGATAGCCCCATCTTACTACGACGAATACCAATGGGTTTCTGTATTGGACGACGTAACTACTGAAATCTGTTGGGAACGTGACGGCGAGATTTATAAGATGGGGGAAGGTCCGCAACCTCCAGCCCATTACAACTGTCGTAGTACGACGGTTCCAATTAGCCCTAGCCGGGAAGATATTGAGGAACCGGATACGTTAGCCGAATGGTTAGACGGACAACCTAGCGAAGTCTTAAAGGATATCTTTGGGGACGTGGACCCTAGCCTTGACAACGTTAAGGTTATTTCGTTAGACGGGCTACGGGATAAGTTGGATATCATCTTGATCTAGTGAGGGTGTACCCATGGCAATGAAGCGCAAGCTAACCAAGGAAGAATATACGAAGCTAGCGGACGGTATCAAAGAACAATATACCGAAAGCGGGGACAGCTATATTCTTGATCTTGAGGGGGACGACGATACGGCAGAACTCCGGCGGGCGCGGGATAGGGAAAAGGCGGACAAGAAAAAGGCTCAAGACGATTTGAAGAAAGCACAAGCCCGGTTGAAGGAACTGGAGGGAGACGACGAAGGCGACGAACCCGGCGAAGATGACGAAGGGGAAGGCGATAGGCGTAGGCGTCCGAACAAACGAAAGACAACGGATATTGCCAAGCTTCAGAAAGCTTGGGACGACGAAAAGGGCGAACTGTCTACGAAGCTTTCAAGTAAGGACGAATTCATTAAAAAGCAAATGGTCAACGCGGCGGCTAACGAAATCGCTAGTCGTATTTCATCGGCTCCAACCCTTATGTCAAAGGCGTTACTTGAACGTCTTACCGTATCATTTGACGGAGACGAACCGGAATTAGTTATCTTGGACAAGGACGGGCAATCGTCGAAATTGACGACGGCGCAACTGGAAAAGGAATTTGTTGCAAATAAAGAATTTGCAGCTATTATTATCGGCAGTAAGGCTAGCGGCGGCGGTGCCCCGCGAAGTAGCCCGGATAGTAGGCCCCCCGGTGGCGGGGCTTCCGAAACTCAAAAGCCTGTTGATCTTTCAAAGGCTTCCGCTAAGGATTTGGCGGCGCATTTGAAAGCGAAACGGGAAGCGGCGTCGGAAGCTTAACCCAACGGAGGTAACTATGGCCCTTTCTGATTTGGCCGTCTTTTCCGAATTCGTCTATTCGTCTCAGACGGAAGTTCTGAAACAGCAAGTTGATTTGTTCAACGCGGCTTCGCGGGGAACTATCGTCTTGTCTACGAAGGCTCATGTCGGGGACTATTCGGACGAAGCCTTTTGGAAAAAGATTTCGGGTCTTGTTCGTCGGCGCAATCCCTACGGTTCAGGCGCGGTTACGCCAAAGACCCTTGAACATCTTGTGGCAACCATGGTCAAGGTTGCGGCGGGTACTCCCCCGATTTCGTTGCCTCCGTCTCAATTCCGTTGGATACAGCGCAACCCGGAGGAAGGCGGCGCGGTTGTTGGGCAGCAATTGGCCAAAGATACCATGGCCGATATGTTGAATACGGCGCTTATGGGGACGGTTGCAGCGTTGAACAACACGGCGGAAATTCTTACGTCCCAAGCTGCTATTGCGACCATTTCATCTTTCAATGTGGCGCAATCCAAATTCGGGGACAGCTACCAAGACATTCTAGCTTGGGTTATGCACTCGAAACCGTTGTTCGATATCTACGGTTCGGCCCTTGCGAATTCGGAAGCGTTGTTCTCATTCGAAACTATCAACGTTCGTCAAGATGGTTTCGGGCGCGTGTTCGTTGTGTCGGATAGTCCTTCGTTGACGAACCCGGCGGCTACGCCGGATACGTTCAACACGTTGGGCCTTGTTGCGAACGCTGTTCAGGTTGACCAGCAAAACGATTTTGACGACAACATGAGCACGACGAACGGCGACGAAAATATCCTTCGCGACTATCAGGCCGAATGGTCCTACGAACTTGGCGTGAAGGGTTACGCTTGGGATAAGGCCAGCGGGGCGGCGGCTCCGAATGACGCGGCTATTGCGGTCATGACCAATTGGGACAGGTACGCTACGTCCCATAAGGACTTGGCGGGCGTTCTGTTGGTTACCCAATAACGTTAACACCCTATCCCCTGTCCACCCTGTTAACGTTCGTAAGTTGAATGGAGTTTGTCATGGCGGTTAAAGGTCCAAAGGTTCTTTACTTTGTCGCTGGTAGTCGTCCGTCAAACGACGATATGGAGGCCGGGGCGAAGATGGGGCCGGGGGTCTTTTACCGAAATGCGAACTTCATTCAACCCGAAATTCCGCTAGAGGCTTGCGACTATGTAGCTGGCCCGGCAATCCCGGCGAACTACCGGGAAGCGTTCCCAAAGTTCAAATTGAAAAAGGAAAAGCCGGAGGAACCTACGGAGGAACCCCCGGCCAACCCTAGCAGTTGGAAATCCGGGGAACCCAAATGAACGCATTAAAGGTTTTGTTCTTTTGT